GGATTTTAAGGTAATGGACAACCGTTTCGACGATTTTCCCCATTTTGAAATAAGAGATAAATAATGCCAAATACAACAGATACAGTAAAAGCAATTTTAACTCCCGGTGAATTTGTGATTCGCAAAGAAGCTGTGGACATGATAGGAGTTCCTACATTGGAAAAATTAAACGATATGCCAGAGGCTGGCGGTCATTCTGAGATAGATAGGCTGATTGCACAGGCTACACTAAAGAATATGACTGGTATGTATGGTGGTGGTGTGGTTAACGCAGAACAGTACGGTACTGGAGGTATGGTTAATCAATATCAAAATGGTGGACAGGCTATGTCTAACTTAAAACCAGTTCCTGATAATAACCCCGGACTTGCTAAACTCCCTGAAGATGTTAGAAATAAAATGGGTTACATGCAGGAAGGTGGATTAATGGAAATGATGCATGGTGGTAAAGCTAAGAAGAAAAAGAAAATGTATGGTTATCAAGATGGTGGACAAGCTTTTCCAGAAATGGCATTAAGAAGAGCAGAGCCAACGGATCTTTCACCTGAATTGCAAAATTACGTCAGATTAGCACTGACAACTGGTAATGATCCTATATATCAAGATAAAAAAAATTTAAAAAGTGAATATTTTGGGGGAGCAGCTGGGTCTTATGATATAGTAGACTACCCTGAAAGGAAAGCTTATAAGAAGTTTATCCAAGAGGGAAAAGGAAATGCAAGAGACAATATGTATCTTAGAAGATTTTCTAATCTTAGAAATGAATTACAGCGTAATTTTGAAAAAGATTTAGTTGGATTAGATAATTTAAATTTTTTAGCAGAGAAGGGATATAGTGTTGATAAAGATAAAATAAAAGCTCCTATGAATAAATTAACGAAATCTAGAGACAGGCTTAACGATGTTTTGTTAGATATGTATATTTCTGATAGTTTTAAACCAGCAATGCAAGAAGCTGGAATACAAGGCTATCAAGAAGGTGGTGCAGTTCAAGACTCTGCTATGATGCAGCAAGAGCAGCCTAGTCCTTTTGTACCATTCGATCAGAGACCTAACCAAGCACCAGCAACTGGTAATTGGGGTCAGTCTGGTGATTATATGAACTCATTAAAGGGTGAATTAGAAATGGAAAATGAAGAGTTGACTAGGGATAAGATGCAAAACTTTTTAGAAAGATTAAGATTGGATTCTTTATCTGAAAAAATAAGACTAGATCCTTCATCCGAAAGAATAGAAAGAAGTCCTCAAGACTCTATGTATTATAGAAATACACCACAGCAAGATTATTTTATGAATAAGTACAGAGAAGAAATGATAAACCCTAATTACTTTCCAGAAGGTAATTAATGGATCAAGACCCTCGAGCATTACAAAACGAAGAGTTATATCGTCAATGGCGTGACGCTCGTTCTGAGTGGGATACTGAAGCTAGAAAAGATATAGACTTTTATCTTGGTAATCACTTTACCAACGATGAGTCTGATGAGTTGTCACAACGCAATCAAGCTGATATACCGATGGATAGAGTATCAGCAGCTATAGAAAAATTTAAAGCAGTATTAACATCTAGACCCCCAGCATTTACCATAACCCCTAGAGAAGACTCTGATGTACAGGTAGCTTCTTTATGGAGAACTATCATGGGTTATGTTTGGCAAAAGTCAGATGGTGACTGGCAAATGAAACAAGCGATACAAGACTATGCTACTACTGGTATGGGTTATTTGTATGCTTACATTGATAGAGAATCAGATTTCGGTAGAGGTGATGTCAAGTTTACTTACCTTGACCCTTTTAGGGTATACGCATCTCCCAGCTCAAGAGATCGTTGGTTCGGTGATTCGGATGGTCTTATCCTTTCTACCATTCTTACCGGTGAACAAGTCGTCAACCTCTACCCTGAATTAAATGATACAGTAGACCCGAACACAGGTGAAGAGATACCGGGTATTATTCGTGAGATATCTGGGTTTACATACGACGATGAGGATTATCCATCTTCTCAAAATAGAAATTCAATGAGTGTGTTTACCCCAGCGGAAGTAAAGGATAAAGATTATTTTCAAGTAAAGAAGTATCAAATATTAGAACGCTTTTATAAAATAAAAGTTCCCTTTTACCGAATTATTGATATGCAGAATCAAGAAGAGGAAATACTCTCTCAGGAAGAATACGCTAAGATGATGAGTGAGAATGCAGAAGCGTTTGAGATAGGTGCTTATACAGCAATAGAAGTTTTACAGACAAGAATAAAAGTATGTGCTACATTGGGTGAAATTGTTTTATATGAACAAGTTTTAAATACAGATGAATATCCTATAGTCCCGCTACCGAATATTTGGACAGGTACTCCTTACCCCAAAAGCGATATATCAAGAGCTAGACCAATGCAGAGATTATTAAATAAGCTATGGTCTTTAGCCCTTTCACATGCCCAAGCGTCAGCGGGACTTAAATTATTAGTACCATTAGGTAGTGTAGATGATATTGACCAATTAGAAAAAGACTGGGCTAATCCAAATGCGGTAATCGAAGTTGATTCATCACAAGGTGAACCACATTATCCATCTCCACAACCATTAGCTGGTGAATTTTATAGATTGATACAACAGTCAGAATTTTATATAGATTTTATTTTTGGATTACCAGAGATGATGCATGGCTTTGCAGATAAAGCTCCAGAGACACATAAAGCAACAGAAAGAATGATTGCCCTAGGGAGTGAAAGACCTAAATCTAAATTAAGAGATGTTGAATTTAGTATTAACAAACTTGGTAAAGTTCTTTATAATTTATCAAAGGGTCATTACACCTATAAAAAGATTTTTAGATTAGCACAACCTAATAATAATATCACTGAAGTTATGGCTAACTTCTATACAGATATTAGTGGTGCTGTCTTAGACTTAAAGAAAGATAGACATATTTTAGATCAACATGATATTAGAATTGAATCAGGTTCTACTATGCCTTCTAGTAAATATGCAGAACTTGCTGTGTATCTTGAGGCATTTCAAATGGGTATCGTGGATCGTTATGAGGTTCTTAAGAAGAATCCAGAAATATTTGACAAGGAAGGTATTATGCGTAGGACTGAAGAGAAACAATTAATGCAGCAGCAAATGCAAGCTATGTCAGAACAAATAAAGAATTTGCAAGGTGACTTGCAGACAGCCCAAAGAGAGTCTGTCAGTGATAGAAAAAGAGTTGAAGTCGAGAAGTTTAAATCTAGACTTAACGAAGTCAATTCTGAATCTAAAGCAGATAGAAGGGTAACACGTAGTAAACTAGAAAACGAGGTGAAGCTCGAGGTGGAGAAATTGTCAAACAATCTGAAAGATGTTCAGAGAGAAGTCAGTTCCACTCCAAAAGCCTAAGAGACATCTAAGGAGAGTATATGTCTACATTAGAACAACAGGAAGCAAGTATCGAAAGCGGAATACAAGGTGGTAATGAATCATTCGTGGAAGATATCGTCAATGAACAGTCTATCTCACAAGAGGTAGATGCAAACCAACAGGAGTTTCAAGAACAAGCCCCTGCTGTAGATTATGAAGCAGAGTCAAAAAAGTTTCAGTCTATGTATGATCGGTCACAAGCCGAAAATTCTAAACTGCAACAAGGTGCTCAATTACTTCAACTACTAGAGCAGCGACCTGACCTTGTAAGAACTCTTGAAGACGGTATAGCTAATCCACAAGGTCAAAACCAGAGCACTCAAGAAGTAGCTCCCGCAGTAGATGACTTTAATCCTTGGGATGCCTTTACAAATGAAACTTCTGAATCAGGTAAATTTGTTGATCAAAAGATCACAAGTAAAGTTGATCGGTTAGTATCTGAAAGGTTAGCCCAGCAACAGCAACAGATGCAGGCTGAAATGCAAATGCAAAATACAGTTGGTGAGTTACGCAGAAATTATAAGATGTCAGATAATGACATTCAAGACTTTATGCAGTTCACTACTAAACCAAAAGAGCAAGTAGGTTTAAATAACCTAGTAAAGCTCTGGCAGATGCAAAACGGTAATTCTGTTGCTAATAACGATACAATGGAAGCGGTAAATGCAGCTAAACAAGCACCCAGAACTGCTGGTGTCTTACAAGGACAAGCTCCACAATCCCCTAAAACGGATTCGGATAAAGTCTTTGAAAGTATCATGGGAACAGGTGCTGGAGCAGCTTTACCATAATAATAACACATACTAAGAGGTATATAAATGGCAATATCATATAATTCTGGATCTTTAAAGTCCAGCGATATTACAGCTACTACTTCTGATGCTGGTACTGGTGCGGGACAAAGACCCGATAGAAGACGGATTTTTAATTTTGGCGACAGAGTTGCTGAATTAACTCCGGAAGAATCACCATTCTTCGTCTATCTGAATAAAGTCTCTAAAGCACCTACCGATGACCCAGTGTTCCGTTACTTGGAAAACAGAAATAAAATCAGTTTTTCAGATCGTTCTTTTCTGATTAAAGGTGCAGTCGGTACTGTTGCCGCAGGTTCTTCGTATTCATTTACTGTAGATACTGCTGGCGGTGCGGCTGTTGAATATTTAGTCAAAGGAATGGTTTTCTCTGTAGGAACAGTTGATTCTACAGCGGGATACGGTCAAGCATTAGTAAGAGTAGACGGTTCTATTACACACAATTCAAGCGATTCATCTTTTTCTGGAAAAGTAATTGATGTATCAGCAGTTAGTGGAAGTAATAGCATTGCAAATAACGATGTAGCACAAATCATTGGTACTTCATTTGAAGAAGGTTCTGGTTCTCCAGATGTTTGGTCAAGTGAATTAGAAGATGGTTTTGGGTACACTCAGATCTTTAAAACAGCTGCTGAAATGACAAATACAGCATACGCTACACGCTATAGGGGTTACCCTGATGAGTGGAGTCGTATCTGGGCGTCAAAGCTTCGTGAGCATAAAGTTGACATTGAAAGAGCTATGCTCTTCGGTCAAAAAGCTCGTGTAGGCGGCATTCAGTACACTGAAGGTCTAGTAGGACACATTCTAAAGAATGCAAGCCCTGTTGTAGATGACAGTGCTTTTAGTTATGCTTCTGGAAATGCTTATCATAGAAGTGTAGCACAGTCTGAGATGACTTACGACAGATTACTTAGTGATCTTGAAGTAATTTTTGATCCGGCTCGTGGTGGTGCTTCTGACAAGCTAGTTCTATGCTCATTACCAGTAATCACATTCTTTAACAAGTTAGGTGCAGATGCTTTTATAAATCAGTCTATGCAGTCTGGTTCAGCAGTAGCTGTTAATACTGGTGCATCTCTTGCTCGTTATAACATGTCTGAAAGACAAGGTGCTTTTGGTCATAGTATAACAGTAATTGATACGATTCATGGAAGACTAAACCTAGTTAAAGAGCCTCTATTTAGAGGTCAAGCTTCTGGTTTCATGTTAATGGCTGATATGAGTCAGTTAGC